TGTATTGTGCTTCTAATCTGTCAACTTCTTCTGAAAGTTTTGATTTTAGAGCAGTTTCAAAAAGTATTGCGGTTTTTTGCTTAAACTCTTCGGAAAGAGTTGCTTCAGACTCAACTAGTGCAGATAATTCAGATGAAGTATCGAGTGATTCTTTCACTTCTTCTTCTTCTTTTTCATCGTTTTCCATTTTGTTATAACTAGCGTATACACCTTCAACGTCTGCTTTAGACATCTTTTGCATATCGCCCATCATTGCACTAATCATACCCGCTTTTGTTTTTGGGTGGACTTTCTTAATAGGAGCAGGTGCATCCTTCACTACCTTATCGACAGACGCCACTGCATCTTCAGGAGAAGTTGCTTCAGGGTCTTCTTTAGGAGCAGGTGCTTTACCGTCCATCTCTTCGAGAGTTTGTTCAACGATTTCGTCTGTTACTACATCGTCGAGGTCTTCATGTTTTTCAGTCATAATGACTCCTTTACATATTAGATTTTAGTAACGAGAGGAAATTCTTAAACTCTCGAACACTTGTCTCATACAAGACAGTCTTCGGAGCATTCTTAATTTCAATCTCCATTTGTTCAATTACTTGAGGTTTAAGGACACCGTTATCCCAAATCCAATCAACACCTTCCATTATACCATTAACAAAAGCATCTGGTGCTGATGGGTCTTGTACGATGTCAACCGTACTAAGAATAAAGTCGTCTTTCACGACCATTGCGTCACCCTTTTTCTCAAGACTACCCATACCACGAGTTGACACACCTAGTTGTACACCACCATCGAGTAGACCTTTAACAATCCGTCCCATTGGAGTATCCAATATTTGTGCCTTTCCTACCACATCAATTCCCTCTAACTGGAGTTCGGTGATTAGGTGAGAAACTTTATCCAAGTTAACAGTTGGACCTTCAGGATGATTTAACTCACCGACTGCCCTCTTCTTACTAACTTGGGTATCCACGTACTGTTTAACTGCCCTTTCCATAATTGGTTTGGGGTAAACTCGTCCGTTTCTATTCTTTTTATCTGCTTGTGCGAAAACGCCTTCTATAACGTATTTCTTTTCGCCATCTTCTTTTTTCTCTACGAGACACTTTAGTGTTTCGTTTTCTGTAAATTCTGTAATTAACTTCATTAGGTTAATTCCTTTATAACTTTTTCGATTGCCTTCTGTGCATCCTTTAAACTATCATAGTGGTCTAAATGGTCGCCATCAACATACGCAACAAAACCTTTTTTTCCTTGAGTTACAAGTGCAGGAATTTTATTGATTGTCTTTTTAAAAACAACCTTCCCTTCTGGTTTACGTCCAGCGAGTTCTGTTATGAGGGTTTTATAAGTTTTCATACATCTATTTATACAAATTTATTTCTTTAGAATTAACTATTTTACTCTATTTCTGCGACTATTTCTTCGTCAGATATCTCCATTTCGGCATCTGGTTCATCTCCATTGAAGATTTGTCCTGCAACAGATATCCTCTGTGACTCTAATGCACTCGATTGTTTATCCTGCAATATAGAATCAAACATATCCTGTGCCTTATTTAATTGACCATCGCCTATGTGATTTATCATATCTAAAATTGTTTCATTACTCATTATCTTTACTTTCTTCTTTTTTATCAGGAACTGCATTTTCATTTTTAATTTGGGTTTGCATTTCTGTAATTGTTTCGTCATTCATCATCATGACATTCTTCATTACCCATTCACGTGAGAAGTATTCGCCAATATGGTCTTGTATACTATCTAGTTGACTAAGACGTTTACTTAATACTTCAGCATTCTTCAACTCTGTGAAATGGTTATCTCTTTGGAAGTCAACTTGAATGTTGTTTTTCCAACTTTCCCAATCCTGTTCTGTTATGATACCTTTTAGAAGAAGTTGCTTCTTCAATATACCTGTGAATAGCATTGAAAATCTCTTACGCAACCTATCAATAAACTTTTGGAACTTGACTTCTTCACGACTAATTTCTGATGCCATACCAAGAGTAAATGATTGGTCTTGCTCTAATCTATTAATAGGAACATTTAATGACCTATACATTCTCTTTTGAAAATATACTACATCATCTAGTTTTCCGAGGTTCGCACCTCCTTCAAGTGTTGCAATCTCCGTACCCCTATTACCTTCACGTCTTGGTAACCAGAAGTCTTCTAGCATAGACATATGCTTACGGTCATCTTTTAGATTACCTGTGTTCGCATCATAGACTAACTTGTTTCTATAACGTGACATTATGTCTTTCATATATGCTTCTGATTTATTACGTGGCATATTACCTACGTCAATATAAAATATTCTGCGCTCCGGAGCACGTGCGAGGCGATAGATAACAAGACTATCTTCCATCATTCTTAATTGATTAATGGGTTTGAGTGCTTTATGTAAATATGATACAACCTGTTTCTTACTTGGGTCAAGTAATCCTGATGTCACATAAGATACTGAATCGGGTGAAAGTTTTATGCCCTGAGTACCACTTGAACGTTCTTGGTAGATATAAAACTCTTTCACTTTATCTACAACTTCTGCTCCAGTAGATATATCTTTCTTCTTTGTTATTTGTCTTACTTTACGAACTTTTGCGGAATCGATAGGTCTTATATCTTGTATTCCCAATTTAACATTCTTTTCGTCTACTATCAAATGAAAATAAACACGTCCGTCTACATAGAATGAACGGAATATGTCATGTCCTAAATCATTGAACTTCAACATAGAACATACGTTCATGAACTCTTCTTGCATGAGTTCTTTTATTTTATCTGCTGCTTCTATCTTATCTAGGTTTAGAGTCACAGGTGATTGTAGTTCACTTCCGACTATTGATTCGTTCACGATATCTTCAATCGCAGCATCTACTTCTGGGTGAGATGCAACACCCCTATACTTCATCACTAACTGATGATTGTCTTTTGCCTGTCCTCCATCCATGTCAACGTATTGACCATAGTGTGAACCAGACGCTGTTACATATCCTGCGCCATCTTCATCGACGGGTGCAACTATTGACCGCAGTTTTTGTAAATTCTTATCTTTATCATTTTCTGAACTTGATTTTGCTCTTTTGAGTTCAAATCCAAATAGTTTTAAAATACTATTATCGTCTGCCATTATATTTTCCTATTTCTAAGTTCCCTTCGGTATAAGAGATGGGGAATAACCCCATCCCTATTCATATACTTATAATCAGATTAACTATAACTAATTATGTAGTTGTATCAGATTCCCAGTACTGAACTGAGAAGTCAACGGTAAATTCTTCCACGCCTTCTTCAGTACTATAGTCCAAGTCTATTGCTGATACTTCTGTCGGAAAACAACTTCTGTAGTTATACTTTTTAATGGTCTCGCCATCTCTACCTAACTGTTCAACAACCATGTCACATTGATAGTCTAATGGGTTTGTTAACCCTGTGTTAGCACTATGACCTGACATACCATTCATCCAACGCTCAAAAGCATTACGGATTGCAAAGTCTGTATCGTTAAGAATTGTGACTTTCCAATTATCAAAAGTACGATTACCAGCAAGAGAAATTTCCCTTCCTCGGAATGGCACTTTAAATGAACCAATCTTTGAGGCAGGAAGTGATGCTGCTTTACATAAGAAAGATGTAAGTTCTACATCACCACCAGCATAAGCAGGGAAGTTAACAGTTGCTTTAAAGAGATTAGCGCGAGCGCCACCACCTCTTAGTTTGGATTTAAAATCGTCTAGTCCTAATATTGCCATTGTCTATATCTCCTTAAACTGTGCCAACGACTTCTTCAAACTCAACACCCGTTCTAACTGCAACAAAGTTCAGTGTTACAAAGTTAATTGAGTGTGCAGGTTTAACGAAGATACTCGCGACAAATCTGTTTGCTTCAACGACACTAGGAGGATTGTTAGTCGCGTCACATACAACACGGAAATCCGTGATACCGCGACGACCTTTAATCTCACGTAGGAATGGTTCCACAATGTTAACGAACTCAGCACGAGTAAACTCGTCGTTGAATTCAAACATTACGTTTCTTCCTGCCGCACCTATTGCGCGTTCTATACCCAAGAACAATCTACGAACATTTATTCTGTCGAATGCTGTTGGTCTTGCTGAGTTTGTTTTATCACCGAATAGAATAACTCCTTCTGCAGGAATATTTGCTATTGGGTTGATACCTACTTTGTATAACGCATCTCTTTCTGCCTTTGTAGGGGACATTGAGATATCTACAATTCCTAGATATCTACCACGTCTTGAACCAGCGGGTGAGAACCAAGGTGCCGCAACTAAGTCTGTTGCTGCCATAAGTCCTGCCGTTGATGATGCTGCGGGTATCTTGATGTACTTATCGTTATACTTGTCATATACTTTTAAGAAGTTATTATCTTGTACGAAGTATGTTGACTTGCTGTATGTATTATTACATGTGAGAACAGCAGCGTTAGTACCTGTCGTTACTGCAGCGAAACGTGATGGTGAAGCAACTGCAACACAATCTTTTCGTACTTCTGCTTTTGCGACTAAGTCATTTACGACTGCGGTTGCTTCAGAATTTGATACTGATTCTGGGGCAATCAAAAAGTCAATTTCGATATTATCGACATCAGAAAATTGATCATAACCTCTTATTATATCTGCTTCGAGTAATGATGAAGAAGTAACACCACCTTTGAAAGACCAATCTGATTGTGAAGATGCCCAAGAGTGAGTCGATTTAAAATCTTCTGCACTAGTAGTTGCGTTTGTTCCCCAAAGTAAACCAGCGAAGTCAGAGTTTGAGGCAGAGTCACCAGAAGCAAATCCTGAAGCAAGATATCCGTCTTTAATTCGTTTTGGTTCTCCAGCATATATCCACTGAGACCTATTCTTCAATACGTCTTTATAGAAGTTTGATGAACCATCTGGATTCTTTGCGTTCTTTGCAACTGATAAGAATGGATATGTTTCTAGAACTGTATTCTTAACTCCGGATATAAGACCATCTTCGTCGATGACCGCAATGTGGATTTCGTCATTCTTACCACCTAAAGCAGATACGAATGATGAAGTTTTTGGTGGGGCATCAAAGTTATCTTTATATGCCCAAGCATTAAAGTTTGCTGTTGCGTCGTCATTATCTGAACCGACCATAGAAACTTTTAGTGAGTTACCAACAACTCCAGGATATCTTGCGAGGAAGACACCGTCTGATGAGTCAATACTTGCATTTTCAAATGCGTCTAAGTCGTTTATTTTTTGAGTCGTTAGTGTACCTGATGTGGTATGGTTTGCTACAGAATTCCTTGCACTACTTTGCTGTTCACGAACAACAAATAGTGAGTT